CGGATTTGAGGTTCAAAACCTTATAGACCGGTTCTATACAAATTATACAAGTCGTGATATAATCACTTATCGTAGAGATTACGCCATTAAGAAACTCAAAGAGTTTGAACAAGCGTTGTCTGAATTAGGAGATAAAGATGAGTTATGAGATATGCACTTAGAAATCAAGATAAGATTGCTGCTGCATATAGTTCCGAATACTTGAAAGAGCATATAATCGGAAGCCTTGACAGTTATTTCAATGTTCCAAGAAGTCAAGAAGAGGTTGAGGATTTTATTTACAGTTCGTGTGTTTGTTATAGCACAAATCAAGGTAACTACCCAATCATGCAAATTAATGACATTGCAGACGATAATGCCATGTTGGAATTTGCATGGATAGGAACTCAATATGATGTGATTAAACTTGCCTTTTTAGGCAGAATGAAAGGATAAACCAATGAAAAATGTAACGAAACTCGCTAAAAAGTCCGCAGGGCTTAGCCAAAAATGTTCGATTTGTCCACTTATGCAAAGATGCACTTTAGAAATCCATAGAGCTTGTTTTGACAGCTTTGTAGAGGGTTTCAAGAAAGGGACCAGAGCTGCTGAAAAAGAAATAAACAAGAAATTAAAATCGGAACAAATATGAATAAAAAAGAAGTTATACGAACCGCCAAAGGCCTTTAAGAAGATTCTGAAAAAAGGTATTCCTCAAACAGTATGGAAATCCAGCTATTGGGATATTCATGGAAAAAGATACACCGCCTATGAAATAGCTGCACGCTTTTTACGGATGAAAGGCTATAACGTGCGAATTGAGATAGGTGATAATACAGAGAATCCCTCTTATTGTTTCGGATACATACGGTTCTATAGGTATGTGGCAATCAGTTTTAACTAATAACAAAAATAAGAGCAATGGAATTTAAATCGCAAATATGTACTACCCATGAGCAGTCAAAAAGATTGCTCGCTTTGGGACTAAAGCCGGAAACGGCTGATATGGTATATCATCATACAAAGAGTAAGGTACCAGCTTTAGAGTGGGAGTTACAAACCAAGCCGCCTACATTGAGAGGTAAGTTTTGGACTCCTCAAAGAATAGCCAAACTTGCATTTCCTTTTCACAAGCATCCTGACGGATCGCCAATGGCCGGAGAAGAAGTATTTGATAGATTGTGGGGTGAGGATGTCCCTGCATGGAGTTTGTGTAGGCTGTTGGAGTTACTTCCGACCGAAATCAGAATAGGAACCAGTGAGAATGTTTTTGGCTTGCATCACGAAACAAGCGATGCTTGGTTACTCTCTTATCCCTATGTGAAATCCTTTGAAACCGCATCACCTGTCGAATCTTGTGTATTGGCTATTGATTGGCTGATTGCCAACGGACACTTTAATAAAGAATACTACAATGAAGAAAATAATGTTCAATGATAAATTTGGCTTAACTCAAGCTGTATTGGAAGGGCGGAAGACTATGACGAGAAGAATAATCAAATGTCCAAGAACTTTTAGGGGAGAATGGGTCGCAGGATTCAATATACACAGACGCCATTCTGACAAAAAGATTGTTGATTGGCCTTGTATGTACGATGCTGATGAAAGAGAGTTTGATATGGGCGAGATATTGCCGAAATATGAACTTGGAGAAGTTGTTGCCATTGCGCAAAGTTATATGGATGTTGACCGATTTCATAGAAAAGGGAAAAATGCAGCTTACTTAGAATACTTGGATTCTATATTGCCTGAACTGAAATTACATCCCGGTTGGACTAATAAAATGTTTGTGAAAGCCGACCTAATGCCCCGCCATATTGAATTTACAGATCGTAAGGTTGAACGCTTACAGGACATTAGCGATGAAGATTGCTTGAAAGAAGGGATATATGAAGATTCGGGTGATGATGAGTTTCCGCCATCTATATTTTATGAATTTGAGGGAAACAAAGACAATGGATTTGATACTCCACGTGAAGCCTTTGCCGCCCTCATAGATAAAGTCTCCGGTAAAGGCACTTGGGAAAGCAATCCCTATGTTTGGGCGTATGAATTTGAATTAATGAAATAATCATGAGCATTGCAGAAGATATTATAGACGGTTGGTGTTGCCAACTTTGTGGTGTGTACTTTGAAGAAGAACACGGTTACCCTGTTGTTTGCGAAAGCTGCTACAACGAACTATCAGAAGAAGAAAAGAAAGATTATCAATTAGCAACCCATAAAGAATTTTAATGTATTTATCATATGGATGCAAAAACATTCTTTACCAAGGTAGTTCTGATGCGCAAAGCACAGAAAGACTATTTCAAGTGTCGCACCCAACAAAACTTGCGGAAATGCAAGGCACTTGAAACGGAAATTGACGGAGAAATTGAACGTGTAAATAGTATTACCGGAGTTTCTTCCGTTTCCAAAGAACCCCGACAGACAAATTTATTCACTGATTAAATCATACAATATGAACTCAACTGTATTAAAAGAAATCATGGCATTCCTTTTCGGGCGCAAATATTATGCCAACATTGTAGCAACAAAAGGAACAACAAAGCAAGAAATCTGTTCTTACATTTTTGCAACAAAAGAAGCCGCCAACCGGCATCGACTGGAAATCGAAACAACTCTGTCATTCCGGTTTGTCGAAACAGTTTCTTTCCGTTCACGCCGGATATATTTCGATTCGTCTGTAAAAAGTTAAACCATAATAATCTGTGAATCATTCTATTTTCGTATTATGATTATCAAAAAACTAAAAACATGGTGGCAGTCACGTAACTACTATGTGATTGCCGATGGTAACGACAATTCAATCACGCTATCCAAACGCTTGTTTCTCCATATCAAAGGTAAGGCGAAAAAGGGCGATGCAGCCCAAGTGTTTGTTTTCAGAATTGCCGGACAAGATTCTTTCGGCTTCACCGTCAATCCAAATATCGGACAACCGACTCAACTATGCGATATTCAATATAATGACAAGTATAAGTGCATAGGCTTTGAAAGTCTGTGCCCGTCGGTCGGTCTTATGCTTTATGAGCATGGGTTACCCGGTGATAGTATAGTCAAACTGTCTGTGTCTATACATCATACAAGCAAAGGTCTCATCTATTATCAAATTGAAAAGCCCAATGGAAAGTATATTAGGAAATACAAGAAAGGCTGATATAGTATTCTATTCTTCGGGAAGAATAGACATTACATCTCATATAGCCAAGCAACTTCATCTCTCGCGAGGTGATGTCCTGGATATTATGAGTGAGAACGGAGAATTATATCTTTATGTCAGATACCGCTCACCAACCGGCGGTCGGCATGAAGCATGTGTGTTTCCATCCAATAGGCAAGGGAAACATTTCAGAGCCTCATCTAAAAGGCTGTGCTCCGCCATACTTGATGTGTCGGGTGTAACAGACAAGGCGAGATTATGCGTTGGAGAGCCTAAGGAAAGCCAATATCATGGCACATTGCTACCAATCATTACCAAACTCCTTTTGTAAGAAAGATATGATTAAAGAAATAAAATACAACGGGTATTCTGCCAACCCATCGGACTATGAGTGCGCCGATGGGGACTTGGCAACATCGATAGGTGTTATTCCCGAAAACGGTGCACTTAAACCCATATTGCCGCCATCCGAAGTATTACAATTCAAAGGTGGTGATTCGGTTATGTATATTCATAAATCGGCTAACTTCAAGCACTATATCATCTTTAACAACAATTCTATCAGTTGGTGGAATGGTTCTGACGCACATCAGCCTGTTTTTCTTCGTTCATTTAACGAGGTATATCAGGTAACAGCTATTGGCAATACGCTTCTCATCTTGTCAACTGACGGTATGCATTATTTTCTATGGAAAGGAAATAATGACGGATATTTATATCTTGGTACAAAAATACCTGAATGCCCACTTTCATTTGGGTTGCAGGGTGAAATGGTTCGGACAGATGAATTTTCAATATCATTTGATGCTATTAGTGAAGGCAGCATTTGGAATGAATTCTCTGATAACAATAAAACGCGAATTACAGACCAAGTACTTGCCCATATCAATAAATTTATTGCTGAAAGGTCTACAAATAAGGGCAAATTCATTTTTCCTTTCTTTGTAAGATACGCCTATCGGCTATACGATGGAACATTGACAATGCACTCGGCTCCGATTCTGATGATTGCTTCATCAGACCTTGCACCGCAAGTTTTTTGGACACACCTGACGGGAAAGGGAAAGTATACAGATGCGCAACTTCGAATATGTGGAATGATACACGACCTTGATTGTGCCGTTGTTCTTCAGTCTCGCCTTGATATGCTTAAAAATTGGAAAGATATAGTTCGATCTGTTGATGTGTTTGTTTCAAAACCTATTTATACTTATGACCAAAACGGAAAATGTACAAGATTTGCACAATCGGAAAACTATAATTCTTATTGTGTATGCAAACATATAAATCAAGCAGCTTCTACCTCCAAATTTCCAATTCGTTATCAACATCATACATTCAATAAACTATATGCCTTTACATTTGACCCCAACGGACTGACTTATCCAAGTGGACGTTTGATGATTCCTCGTAGAAGTATTGATGATGTAAAAGAGGATATTCGTTCAACATCGCAATTCTACCTGCTTGAAAGTCTCCGTATTGAACAACTTTCCACTACACGTACAAAACTGGTAATCGAAGAAGATTATCTACAGTCATTGGTAACACGAGAAGTTATGACAGATGATTATGACAGTCATGATAAATTGCTTCCACATTATTCGTTTGTTTATAATTCAAGACTTAACATCGCAAACATTCAAAAAGAATTATATAACTTGTATAACACAGGAGCGATGATTACATATACCAACGGATATGTTGCTAATTTTGATGGAATGTCCCCTACTTATTTTGATGGAACAATGCCTGTTTCTGTATACTTCTATATCAAGCAGGATGGTCGGGACATAGTGGTCAATGGAGAATCTTATCAAGCGTCAATATTGGATCCGCCATTGCTGTTTTTGTTCTACCCTAATATAAACGCATACAAAGCAGTTATTGTGACGCATTATGGATTACCACAATATTATGAAGTGCCACTTGAACAGCACAAATTCCTTAACGGAGCTTTTTATTTTGCCGGTTGGGAAAATCCTCCGACAGGACTTAGTGATTATCCTACAGCAAGTCCCCGTGAACAGCGAATAATTGATTTACCGAACAAAATATACACATCGGAAATCAATAATCCATTTCACTTTCCGGTTCTCGGTATCAATACAATAGGTACTGGCACTATTCTTGGTATATCTTCAGCTGTAAAAGCTTTATCAGAGGGACAGTTCGGTCAGTTTCCACTTTATGCTTTTACATCAGAAGGTGTATGGGCCTTAGAAGTATCAAATACGGGATCATACTCAGCACGGCAACCTGTAACACGGGAGGTTTGTATAAATACGAACAGTATCACACAAATTGATAATGCAGTGCTGTTTGCCACCAATAGAGGTATTATGCTGATAAGTGGTTCTACTGTGCAGTGCATATCAGAAAGTTTAAATGCGGAAGATTTGTTTTCTATTTCTGATTTGCCAAGATCGGATAAACTTCTATCAGTTTATAATGGAAAAGCAAGCGAAAATGAACGAACGGCTCTTGACGATATTGCTATGATTCCGTTTTTTGATTTTCTTGCCGCTTGCCGGATGATATATGATTATACCAATCAGCATATCATTGTGTATAACCCGGCTGTACGCTATGCTTATGTGTTTTCGTTGAAGTCAAAGCTTTGGGGAATGATGCTGTCAGACATAGTGAACAATGTCAATTCGTATCCGGAAGCATTAGCAATGGCTGACGGAAACAGACTTGTGGATTTTTCTACATCATCTGCTGAAAACATAACGGCATTAGTGGTTACCCGCCCTTTCAAAATGGATGAGCCAGATGTGTTCAAGACGATAGATACCATCATTCAACGTGGATATTTTAAGTCGGGACATGTAGTACAAGTACTGTACGGTTCGAATGATTTGTTTAATTGGCATACTGTATGGAGCAGTACAGACAAATATATGCGTGGTTTCAGAGGAACACCGTACAAAGCATTTAGAATTGCACTCATTTGTACACTTGACAAATCCGAAAGCCTGTTAGGATTTAGTGTCCAGTTCAATCCCCGTATGCTCAACAGACTACGATAAATGAAACATATAGGTCAGTTATTTTTAAGGTTATCAGATTGTTTATAAGGAGAAAGAGCCGGTATGCGTGATGCACCCCGGCTCTTGTCTATTCTTAAAACGGTTTTAGTTTTCGTCTTATCTTGCCTTTTCGTGAAACAAGGGAAGTCTGTATCTTGATTCGGATATTTCGGGCTTTATCTTCCCAGTTGGCTTGGCTGCCTGGATTTGTTATGCTCATCCAGTCGGCAAGGACCTTGCAGACCATATATTCGTGTATCAGATGTTTCAGCAACTTCACGGTAGACAATGAAAATTCCACAGGCAAAACAAGGGTTATGAGGTATTCTTCCGGCACGGTCATAACATTATCAAGGGGTTCCTGCTTATCGGAAATTTCTTCTTTCGTATAAGGAAACAACATTTCCACGCATTCAGAATGTACGAGGTTAAGTATTCTCGTAACTCTGTCCACATTACCGTCCTGACCGATGTCGAATACTTGATGTCTGGCGTGTTCATCTTCCGCTTGCATAATGTCGCCCTCTACAAAAGAATAATTCTCCGCATCGTAAAGCAGTTCTTCCCTTTTAAACACAAGTGTTACCGCTTTTGTTTTAGACTGGCTGTTTTGACAATATACCATAGGCTTGAACATCAATTAATCATAAGTCGGTCTTTCCGGACGGCTGCGTTTGTAGAGTGCACGCTTCACGTTTTCAAGACTCACCCCGGAGTGTTGTATATACGCATTGGCATCTTCCGGACTGGTTATGGCAAACCACTCTCCAAGTGCCATATCTACAAGATATGAATGTATGCCATTTCCCACTGCGTCCGCCGAAGCGTTGTTATAGTTAGACGGAAGCAAAAACTCCAATGAAAGTTTACCGTTATTATCTATCTCTTCATCCATCAGGTTATCGCTTGTTGTATTATCCTCATTGAGATACTCTCCAAGCAGACTTTTTAAAGAGGAAAAGGCATTGGCCAACGAACGACGTATCTGATAGCTGTTTTCATCGTCATCACTTGCTTGCATATTGGATGCGACTTGATAGCTATTGCCGGCCGCTTCTCGTGCCTGTCCCGTCAAATACGCTTTGTTCTGAATATCATAGACAAGTTCTTTGACCTGTTGTGTCACGGTTAATGTTTTCTTATTTTCTGCCATAATATTTTGAATTAATGATTATTCGTATGTCGGGCGCATGGGCTTTCTTTTGAAAAATGCCTTACGCATTATATCCTCCATATAGGTAGCAGCTTCCGTTGCATATCCGGCAGCTTCTTCCTTATTGGTAAACGTGTACCACTTTGCAGTGACATTCATCACGAAGAATGAAAACAAGCTACGCTGCATACTTTCTTTTAGAGCTTCATCGAATAAATTCGACAGCCCCAACGAAAGCCTGTATTCACTGTCAGCTTCCGTTTCGTCAAGAAGCATTTTCTTTAAACTGTTGCATATGGTATTCTTACTCTCGCACCAAAAACGTTCAAGCATGCTTTTATCCTCATCCGTCGTAAATATACGATCGTAGGCAAGCTCATCATCCATTTTCGCACCGGTGTACGATGTGGTCTTTGCTACCTCTTCATATACTTTTTCCTTATTGACCGTTAATATAATATCTATCATAATCAGAAATCAAACAAATTATACGATAAACCTACACTAAGACATGGAGAAAATTGCGGCGTTTCTCTCAGTGTTATTCCATATCCTACCTGTAGACTGATACTGAACTTTTTCTTCTTGGGTTTGGGATAATTACCTGTTACGGTCATTATATCACGCCCGGCAAAAAGTATCAGGCTGTCAAGTTGTGGATGAAAGCCACTTACATAAGCCCGATATGTGTCTGTTTCATACATCTTCTGCGTAATGGGGATTTCAACCTCAACACTGTCTTTGTCTTTATTTGGAGGTTTAGTCGTATCTGCTACGTCCGGAGTCTGTTTCGTACTATCCGGTTTTGCAGTAGGAAGAATCTGCGTGATGTATTTAATAACGGTACTATCCTTGGGTACAGGCTTGTAATAGGGTATGGTATCGAAAACAGTTATTCTTGTGGTATCATTTATAGGTAACTTTTTATTCGATATGCAAAAACGCACATTAAAAAACAGTGATGTGAAAAATAATACCACAAACAATATTGCTACAATATCTTTAAACCATTTTACCATACTTCTGAATATATCTGGTTATTGCCTCTACATGGGTTTTAACAATAGCTTGTTTGCCTTCTTCGGAACAAAGGTACAGGACATCATCCTTGTTATCCTGAAAAAAGTTTTCCGTAAGTACAGCCGGGCATTTTGTCTTACTCAAAATATAGAAGTTTTCTTCCCAGTCAGGATCGTCGTCAGAATTATCTTTGCGTATTCTTTGACTGATAAAGTTTTTTTCAGCTTCTTCATACAAGAAAGTTGCCAGTTTATCAGCCTTTGTCTTGCCTTTCGATGTATAAGCGCTCCATCCTCTTGCGTTCATCCATTCTGCACCGTTTCCGGCAGCATTGCAGTGGATAGAAACAAGAACTACATTGGCCGTTCCATATCGTCCGCAAACTTCGTTTACACGCCTTGCACGTTCTGATAGTGGAACATCTACTGTTTCCCGAACAATGCGTTCGGCATCATAACCTCTTGCGGAAAGTTCATGTGCTATTCTATCTGCAATTTCACGTGCATAAGCATATTCACGCAACGAACCGTCAGGACTACGTTTTCCGGGAGTGTTTTCACCATGCCCGTTATCAATCAATATCTTCATACTTATTTATTTGGTTAATATTCACTTGGTGGGACGCGGTCTGCACAACCATGTTTATTGCATTTCCGGAATTCCAGTGCTTGATTCTGAACGGCAAGCTCGCTGTTCTTTTCGCTTAGCTCGCGGATAGCGTCACGATACTTGGTTATCTCGGCGTAAAGGTGGTCAATTTTGGCGTCCAGTTCGACAACTCGCTTTTCCTTCTTCTCGTACAATTCTTTCCATTCAGCAGCATAAGCTGTGATGTTATCTGCTTCGGTTTTTTCAGCCTCGGCATCTGCCTTTTTCTTTTTGCTTCTAAGCAATAACAAGGGCAATATAACTAATGTGATGAGCGAACCGACAACTTGGATAATCGTGCTTAGTTGTTCCATATTAAAGTTCCTTCTATTAGTTGTCCTATCATTGCTCCGGCTACTGTAAGACCAAAGTCAATCCAATCCCATCTACCGCCATGCACCTTGTCTTTATATTCCAAAGCACCTGCTGTCAAAACTCCGGCATACATTGCGGTAAACCAACCAAATGCAAAAATGCCGATAATCAGTCCTCCTATGAGGTGTTTCCACCTGTTACTCATTCCGAGCCATTCAATCAACTTTTTCATCGTTATTACTTTTTAAATTAAATACCGTCCAATCCACTTCATCCTTTTCTTTCCACCCTTCCTGAACAGTCTTTATCACATAGGCGCACGCTGCTTGGGAGAACGCAATAAAATCATCTGCATTCTCGAAAGTATGATAGATGGGCGTACCATCTTCCTGTTCATTGATTTTTAGAATAAGCGGATAAGGAATCTTTTCACTACGTTCTATAGCGGAAAAGTTTAATTGGTTTTCGGGTGAAAGATATACTGCTTTCCCGTTCCAGACAAAGCCGTTTATAATCTTTTCCTCCGTAGCCGTGTTTATAGCGGACACAACAAGTTCCTTGACTTCGGAAAGTGTGGGTTTATGGTCGAATGTATGCCGGTACTCCCAGCCATTCTCACTATTCTCATCATCTTTCCCGAAGCCATAAAACAGTATCCACTTGGAGCGTCCTGTACGTACAAGACAATCCTGCCGCTTCTTTGTGCCGTAAATCTTTTCCATTGCATGAATTTTGATTTACGACAAAAGTAGCGGATACCGAGCGGATTAGTATGTTATCTTTTTCCCGTCAGGTAAAATTGTATTTTCGTTTGCCTCCGTCAAACATTTCACATTTGAGAACTGTTTCAAATGGAAAGCCGTCCTCAATATCGCTGATTTGGTCAAGAATACCTTTCATCTCAACCGATGCAGTAAAGAACTTTCCCCATTCTTGAGTCCTGGGATTGCGGAACGATACCAGATAACGGTCTTCCCCCTCTTTGGTGTCTATTCCTGTTTCAAAATCATGTATCTCAATTGGAATATTTACGATGTCGCTCAAACGCATAACCTTGCCGGGAAAGCGTTTTTTTCCATCTGCTGGAGTGTACGTAACACCCATTTCGGAAAATTTCTTCATGTTGTTCTTGGTAAGTATATAAAATAAATGTTTGCAATCTGCATGGCAGGCCATACCCTTGAATGAACCGATTATTTGCTGTCTCCGTTTCCGTGATTTAATCTTGGAAAGTTTTCGGGCTGCATTTACTTTTGTCCGTTTTCGTAGCAATGTATAGTCGCCGTAGTTGACAAAGCCAAGGGCATCCATACCGGAGGATATGGGAGCCACTTTTTCGCTTGGTTTTATTGTCAGCCCTATTTGAGCTGCTTCATAGTGTAGTTTGTCCCGCAATTTCCACAAATCACGTTTACTCTCACCGAGAATAAAGATGTCATCACAAAAACGGAAGTAATGTTTTGCACCATATTCATCAATCATCCGGTGATCAATATCATTATGGTAAAGGTTTCCAAAGAATTGTGAGGAACGCAGTCCTTTGCTTATGCCATGCTTCCCGTTGGGATATAGTGCTTTGACAAAATTTTCAAGAATAGGCAATAAGACAGGGTCTCCGACATATCGCCTGATTGTGGAGATTAATATATCATGGTCAATACTGTCATAATATCCTTTATAATCGCTTTGATAATAATAGTGTATATTGGGGTTCTCTGCCAATGTATCCTGCACCTGATGGAACAGACCATGCGGTCCGCGTCCTTGTATGGATGCAGCCGTTGTTTCTATCAATAGGGGTGAAAGATGCTTTTCCAACGGCTCCATAATCGCATTGCTTCCAATACGCTCTATGACTGACGGGGCTTGCACAATTCTTACTTTCGGTCCGTCATCCACAGTAAACGACTTGAGGTTCTTTATACGGAATGTGCCGTTACCTATCTGTTCTTTCAGCGCATCAAGTATCTTATGCTTGTTTTTTACATAACGGGCCATTCTTGGTGAACATTCAATGCCATCTATTACAGCTATCTCTCTTTGCCGATTTCCGCTTCGGGTATCTGCACTTCTCAGATTTGCCATGACACGCTTGAATGACCTTTCCAAATTCTCATCGGATATAATCTCCGGTATGAGATTATATAACGGATAACAGACCGCAAAACACAACGGCGCGAGGGATTGTCCGCCTTTTATTTTTTTAAAGAGTTATGCTTCCTAAACCGGAAATACTCAAAGACGCCTTCATACCCATGGCCTTAAACACTCGCGCAATGGTGGAAAGGGTCAGATTACGTCCGCTTTCTATCTTGGATACTTGTGAACGCTGTACACCGATTTTTTGTGCCAATTCCTCTTGGGTCATGTTTTGGGATTTACGGGCTTTTTTTATGGCTTCCCCAATCAAAAATGATTGCAATTCAGCTTCATACTTATCCCTGTGCGGTGTACCGACCTCACCTATATGTTTATCCTTAACTTCATCAAGGGTATAAAATTTAATTGCTTCCATATACTTATTTTTTTGAGTTGAAATATAATATTCTGACGGCTTCCGCCTTGTTTATCTCTTTGCGTGGGGTCTTTTGTGTTTTCTTCACAAATCCATGCGTGGCAATGACCAACGTTTCCGCGTCGGTGTCCCAAAAAGCCAACAGACGATATTGAATACCTTTATACAGGGTGCGAAACTCCCAAATGTCAGTATCATCTAATTTCTTGAATAAATCTTTGTCCATATAACCATTGGCTACCTTATCTACATTATAGATAATTTTATCCTTAACGTCTTGGCGCAGAGTGTCAAGAAATGCATCGGCTTCACTCGACATTATTACTTTGAATCTCGTTTTCAATTCCATATCTTATATCATTCACAATGCAAATATAGTGAAAATGTTCTATATATGGAACGTTTTACAGACAAAAATACAACCACATAAAAATTAGTTTCAAAAATCGACTCGCTTACGCGAGAAAAAGAAAGAGGGAGCAGCCTACGGCTCTCCCTCCAACGCTTTTTTCGAAATCGCGAGGTCCGCTCTATTCAATTATAACGAATTTTCCGCGGAAGGCCAGACGCGCCCCGTAGTACGTGTACGAGTACGATGAAGCGTAGTACGCGTGCGCATAAGCGAGACCGCTGTACGCAAGCGAGTAGTTGCCGGACCGCAAAACACAACGGCCTCGGCTTCCACTTATCCAAAATCCTGCTGCATAATGTGTTACATACATACTTGTATCTCCCTTGTGTACTCTGCTGGGCAATACATCGCACTTGGCACCATGTACTATGCGCACGACACAATTTCCATTGGAAGCGTCAACTGTTTTAACAGTCCGTTCGGTTTTGTTTACGGGGTCATAAATATGCGCTGTATAATCTATTGGATATGAACTGTCGTTCTCCGTGCATTTTGCCTTGTAGAACGCTTCATAGCTCGGCACATTAAAAGCGATATAGTCCATCCATTCTGAATCACAACCCACATAATGCTTCAATCCAAGTATGGAGTTGAGCGTATTGCCGGTATTATTGCTGTCAGCCATGCCAATGGAATCCAGTTTATTCAGAATGCTGTCATGTCCGCCATTGCCCACAACCGACTGTTCGTTGGTTGTTCCGCTCAAAGCCCACCATAGATTGCTAATCTCTTTATGCTGTTCGTAATCCTGCAACTGATAGCCAACTCCACGTAAGCGGCAGATGTTTTGGAAATCCTTTGCCGTGTAATTCAAACCGCCGATAGGCATCTCAATAGGATTACCCTCACTGTCGTATTTCCATTCGTTAGATGTAACGGACGTCCCGTTGCCTTTCTTCGAACGTATATCACCGGAAAGGCTGCGTGGCATCTTCAAACCGTCAACGGTAATAGGATATACACCGACCAGACTGTCGTTGTCGCCAACCGTGTGTTCGGTCCATTCAGGTTCTATGGCTTCAATACTGCTGCTGTCTACAACAAGGCACTCTATGTCGCCAATGTCACGGAAAGAAGTGAAATAAAACCATTTTGCACCGTTAGGTATGTCACAGAACACATAATCACCGATGTTGAAGTCAAAATAGGTATGGCTTACAGACATGATGAACGTACTGAGCACACGGTTGTTTTCGTCAGTGAACACGCCTCCAAGCCGGGCATGGTTCAGACCGGGCCATCTTACCTGCTTCATTCCTCTCACATCCATCTTGTAGCTGTTCGTATTGGATGCGGTGGTTATGACATCCTCGCCTATGACTTCACCGACAACGGCATCAATCGCATACACTCCGGTATTTTCCATATATAGCAATTCCGACAACAGGGATTTTCTGCTATGCAATGCAGTTGAGAGCGGTTCGGTCTCTGTTATAGAAGGGAAAAAATACTTTACTTGGTTCTTGTAGTCGTTCACTCCCTTGTACCAATGGTGCGGAGCATGCCAGAATATATCAAAGCCCTTTCCGGCGGTGTCCGTTATGTCAAAGCTGCTGCCGTTTTTCAGGTAGTTGAAATCCGTATCGCTTAACTGCACGCCTTCCATCTGGTTTTTCTTCGTGTTGAATGAGCATTTATAGGCATGGCATCCTTTCTTGATGGCAAGGGTATGCCCGCTTGGAATATATGTGTTGCCATAATCCGCCCCCGTCTTATTTTCGGGATTGCTATACTTCTCACACGAATCATTGTCTACCGTATCGCTGATTTTCACAATAGAGAACTGCGAATTATGAAGTTCAAGTTGGGGAAAATACCGGACAAGCTCTTCGATTTCGTTCTGCTCTATCAGTTCGACCAATATCCATCGTCCGGTTATTCCGCTACACTGTCCTTTTTCATCGTACGCATTACCATTCGCATCCAATCCTATAGCCCCACCGTTTTTTATGGAACGAAGCATTTCAACACTCGCCGTAGCATTTACGTTGGGAATACGGACGGTTTTCAATTCACTTGCATTGACCACCTGTTCCAACAGAGTCATCGTATCAATATACGGACATTCATTCACGAATATTTTTGTAACCTTACTGACACCACCAAGAGAAAGCCCGCCGGGATAAGTCAGATTAGGCAGATTGTTCAATACAAGTTCAGTGATAGTACCGGGAAGGGCAAGCGTACTTATCGGAGAAGTTTCAGCAAACGTTATTGCAGACAAAGAAGTATTATCGGCATGCACACTCTCCATTCGTGGACACTTTGAGCAATTGACGGTTATAATTTCCGTGTTTCGAATATCCAATGTAGTGAGAAACGGCATGTCTCCTAAATCCAAATTGGTAAGAAATCCGGTGTTTCCGGGCGACATTTTCCATTCCTTATGATTTTCACTACCGAGATACAGTTCCTGTAGCAACGACATTTTTGAAAGGGTATTCCCGAATTGAGGGTCAATACTTACTTCACTTAAATCTATCATGCTCATGCGGTCTGCCTGATATATGTACAGCATGATGTTTTCCCCATGCTGGAAATCTGTGAATGTACCGCTTTCCCCTGCCTTCAGAAAGATTCCCTGTGTAATGTTTCCACTATCGTTACCGATACCGAAATACCCACTCTTGGCCGCTTTAAATCTGATGACTGCACCTTCTTTTGCACCGATACGTCCACCAATATAACCGCTTTCCGCCTTGAAATCCCCACAGCGGTAGTATCCGTCACGGATGCGCCAGCGTTGTTCTATAAAAGCGGGAAGAGATGTCAGCCCCAGTCCTTGCAATGCATAGAAATAGAGGTCGTTGTATCCTGTATATTTGATATACTTCCGTTCTCCGTCATAACTTGAAACAACCTTAGGCCATTTTTTCATTATCTGTTTTACAAAATAATAGTCAGCTCCCTTGGGAGAAAACGGTCCGGCACCGATTCCAAGTGTATCGGGAAGCGAACGCATCGTATCTGCTATTGCAGGCAATGTAATTGTATTGGCATTTTGGTCTACATCCATAGTCTGCTGACCACGTATATCATTCCAAAGCACGCTTCCTCTTCCGGCGTATGCACTGTTTGTCAGATCACCGGGGTCAACTTCCGGGTCAATGGTTTGCCCGCCGTCATTATCCTTACCGTTGCAGGTATCACAGTCATAAACTTTATTAAGGTACATTCTTCGCGCTTCCATACCGTTTGCTCCGCTATAAACACCGTCCTTGACGCTACAGCCGTCTTCAAGGAAGAACATCGGTTGCATGTTTTTCGCCTGTTGGTCGACAGCGGCAAGATAATCGGTGAAAAGATAATAGGAAACCAACGAGTATGGATTGATGTATTTCCACATCTGTGTCTTCCAAATTTCCTGCCATTTCCCTGCGAGCTCTTCCTTGGCATAATCGCAACTGTCGCAGAATTTCAGTACTTGGTACAGGTCGAACGGTACTTTCCGTCCCATGGCCAGGTCTATCTGTAACTGGTCATCGTCAATCATGCACTCGAAGTAACGTGTCCACATCGGGTAGGTTTCCTGTCCGAGTTTGAGTTTCGTTACCCACGAGGACTCTGCGGTAGTAGGTTCCATCATGTCTTCAACGCTGCCAACCCCTTGCCACCAGTTCATTCCATCATATGTGAGCAATTCGTAACCGCTTACCGGATTAAGGACCTTGCCTGTAATCTTCCACTTGCCGTTTTCCTGCTTCATCTCTCCGGCTTGTCGCGTCCACTCTCCCCGTTCGTATGACATAAACCGGTAGTCCTGCCCGCAATATAGGGAAAGAAGATAAAGCTTTTCTTTATCGGTGGTAATATCATTCTTGAAACGTGTTTCTATCTGGTCGATGCTTTCGCCCTTTTGTCCGAAATATTCCACAAAATCTCCATAGTTCACGCAGCCTTTATTGTAACCGGGAGTATCTTTAAACCCAAGCGCAACCTGTTCTCCCTTATCCTCCTTCCAGTTCCCTTTTGCATGAAACCATGCGTCTGTCAAGCTTTCCTGTGTAGCACGGAATGCGGCAATGGGATGATTGGCTGTCGAGTGATTCATTTCCAATCCCTTTAATGATATGTCACTCTTTGCCCAAGTTCCATCAAATGAACGCTGTGCGGGAGTCAGGTAATTACTTCCGAGTGCACGAAATGTGGCGTTCATCAAACCGCACACACCGCAGTCGTTGGCATTGGAGCTGTCGGAATAATCCACTTTCACCGTTATTATTTTTACCGGAATAGAATCTTCGCCTACACGGACATAACCTATTCTCATCAGTTTATATGATATTTGAGCATCTTCACTGTCATAATCCGGATAAATAGGAGTTACCTCCCAGCCATCATTCTTTTGAAGATAGAAACGGTCGTTCTTGATAGGCCGTTTTGCCGAAGTGGTTCCCTGCCTGCGCCATTGCACATTGATAGCCTTAAAACTTCTCCACGGCATAGTCGGATGATAATAGAACAACGTACATTTGAACTTCTTGCTTGTATCAATATCACCGTCAAACGTGTCAAAAGTTTGCTGGTCTGACACGACCACATAATAAGGTATGCCTTTTGCGGAAAGGGCTTCTATTGTCGGACGATTCTGTGTATCAAGCACATTCTCCGCTTCATACTCCTGTATCATTGCTGAAGTATCAGTCAACTTGCACAAATAGTTTCTAAAAGCTTGCGCCCATTCATAATGACTGTTGTAGGCAAGTACATAATACAAATACAAGTCTCCTTCCGTTCCGTCAAATGTTATGGTTTTTGAATTAAGGATAGCACCGCTATTACTGATATATCCTATACAGCCGACCTCTTCACCATTCAAATACAGTTTGATACAGGAATAATTGCTTCCCCCACGTGATACATAAATGGTAGATGGTTCTACAACTACGGCCATGGTAATTTTTTCACCTTGTCGGAATGAGCGTTCCACCAAAGCCGGTTGTCCGGTCTTGCAGTATATCGCAGCTTTATTTCCACAGACATAGAAACCGGCTCCGCTATCAGGGTCATAGCATTCTATCAGCTTTGAATCAGCTTCCTTGATATTTTTGGTGGCAAAGGCAAATTGGATGGCACATCCGCTCGTAGTTTCCACTGATGCGTTTCCAAAAGGATGGTAATCCAATATTTCAGCTGTTACATTTTCTGCAATACGCAAAGAACGCTCCTTAAGAAAGTCTACAAATCCGTTGCTTGACCAGTTTGCACCTCGTACATCCATTGTCACTCCGTTATGTGTGATAGTATGATCGCTCTCACTGTTGCTACGTGTAGAAAAATCATATCCGAACAAAGCACCGTCCTTGATCGCTATATCAATGGCACTCCCTTTTATCGTAACCTTGATTTCATTGGTGGATACACCGCCACTTTCGGCATGTACGGTAATACTTTGGCTTCCGTCCGTACTATATCCGCTTATCTGCTTGTTCACTGTAACCGTTTCGGCAATCATAGCTTCCACAGCTGTAACTTTCTCCTCGCTGTAGAAAACATCTACATGCGTTTCAGTCTTGCCGGGAGTATACGCAGCCACCTCTACGGTAAGGTTGTCATATAAACGTAACGTGCCGTTGTTCTTGTCATTGAACCTGATGGCGACGATGGGAGTATTACTGTTTTCGTCCACACACATGATAGCGGAATAGATGGTGTTTCCCTTTACTCCGGATTTCTTCTCCGTACCGTATATTCGTACAGGATATGCGCCATGCGAAAGTCTTTCTCCGCCACCGAATACATTTGTTGGATTGACAGAGATGCCTTTGGTATAACTGTCGCTTACCGTTGCTTCACCAAGTTTCTTCCATTCTCCATTATAGAACATCTCCACTACTGCAAGAATGGATGAAGTGTTATTAGGGAATTTATAGAATTGTCCGATATTTTTTGCCGGACCACCTGCAACAAGGATAGTATCACTTGTGTAATTCAAAGCCATGGGTTGTTCTACGGTAATATCCACAGCCATAATGGTAATGGCTTTTTTCTTGGTATTTCCATCCGAATCTGTAGCTTGCACAAAGAAGCTTTTGCTGGCGGCACTGCTGAAATAACTTGTGAAGTCAAGTTCAAACTTGTAATCGGTCGCACTTGCAGAGCCTACAGTGTTCATATCCTCACTGGATAATGTCAGTCCGGTGCTTGCATCAATAATAGTGATGTTACGAATGACACCAAGCACCTCGTTACCATCAGGATAGCTGACACTACGCAAAGCTACATTGATTTTTATCTCTGAGCCGAATGCCATAATAGGAGCGGCTTCCTCGAAGTAGATAGACAATGTACTATCCTCACTGGAGCCGCCACCACCTCCATTTTTGGGTATTTTAAGCACAATATCCTCTATCTGTCCGCCATTCAGATTGGTGGCTTTGTAGTAAATGTAGTCTTCATCACTTTCTTCATCAAATCCGCCGATAGCTTTCTCCTGCATTATGTATGCCCCGCCTGTGGAAAGGGCATCTTTTCCTCCCTCTGCCGGTTTGTCGGATGTTTCCACCTTGCTTCCGCCACTGCCGAATGCTACCCACGGTTTCAGATCATCAGGGCTGATGTCACTCTTATCGCGTGTGAACTGATAGGCAAGCCATACAGGTGCGCCATTTTTATCACTTTCCGCAGTCTTGAATGTAAGGACGATACCGCTTTTCAAATAAGAGAACCCGCTTTCTTTCTCAAGGTCAACAACAGCTTTTATGGCTGTTCCCAAAGTATATTCTCCATCTCCGCAAAGGTCGTTCACGTTGATGGTGTTGCCTACGTTTCCACCACCGGAAGTCCCGAAATCCGTCCAGTTGCTTTCTTTACTCCAATCAGAGGTATTTGTCCATTGTTTTGAAACCCATCCGGCTTCTGTAAGGAATATCAAGACAACACCCGGAATCTGCAAAGCAGAAGCATATTCAGAAGTCGCACACCTGTCAAGTGCTACGGAAAATGTTATCTCCCTATCTGAAAGGTCAAACAGATGGTTGACATTCACAACGCTACGCGATACGACTTGTTTATTGAGTGAAAGTATTGCCTTCTTGTTTTCTTCGACCTGCTTCATATCTTCCTGTAACTTCGCACCTTCATCACCGGGGAATGCAGTAGAGCTTGTATGTCCGAGAGCAAGGTCGGAGCCAATTGAAGTCAGTTGTTTACCGCTCCAACGATAACTTTTTCCATCTTCTTCACATAGAAAGACTTTGCCGGAAGAGGGTATTCGCCCGTTTGTACTTGCCGTACCGAAAACATCTGCATCCAACCAGTTGTTATAATAAGTAGCAGTCTCGGATTCTCCGATTGTCGGAACGTATGCAAGCACAAAGCAACCATGTTCCTTATCATATACAACTTTACAACCCTCATCGTTGGAATTTTTGTCTATGGATTCATTTTTTACAGTAATGCCTACGGAAATGCCATAAAAATCTACCACGTCATCAATGTATCCGGGCAAATGTCGGCTCGGTACTTTCCCTTGTTCGTCAAGAGGGGCGATTCCTCCGTTTTCACCTTTTGATTCTTTGAAAGAGTTCAGTTGGCTTCCAACTTCATTCGCCTTGTTGTTTGCCTTGTTTGCGGTATCCTTGGTCGTGTTTACTTGGTCTTGCAACGAGTTGACACTATCACCAAGCGTGGTGAGGTTGGTGTCTTGCGCTTTGTTGCGGGCTTCTATATCCGTAATGTCGTCCTGCAGTTTGGTAATATCCTCTTGCAGTTTTTCTACGGCTTCGTTATACTGACCGCTGTCTATGGTCGGGTTGCCTCCACTCTGTCCGGTCGGGACCCATTCTCCGCCATCGCCCACATATATGGGAGCTGGTAAGGAAACACCCACAAGTGCCCACCATCCGTCATGTGGTAAAGGATAAGCCGCTTTCAGTTTTTCGATGGTCGTGAACAGTCCTTTGCTCACTCCCTTGATATTTTTTGCCTCAAGCCAGCCGTCCACCATTACGTTTCCTTTCAAGTGGGTCTTTCCCTGAACGGTCGCGTCACCACCTATCGCTGTATTGCGACCAACGGAGACATCACCGTCTATATGTTTTGATTCGTAACTCATATTAATACAGATTTAGCCAATTCGTTCAATGCGGCACTTTTTTCCGTATCGCCGAATGTCGTTAATACTAATGCAGCTATGGTATATATCACAGCATCATAACATTTCTCACAGATTTCTACCGCGCCATATTTGTCTATTTTCGGGTAAGGCAGATATACAGCACGGCTCACTTTCGCTTCTGTCGTTTTGCAAGAATAAAATTCCATCACTCTTCCTTCTGGCCGTATGGATATGGCGCATACAGGCCGTTGACATGTTCCCCTTATGCCTTTAAATCGGGAAGACTGTTTTTCATATTCAGGGTCATCGGTGTTTATGGGATTAAATACCGCACGCTCCCAATCGTTCATTTGGAAAACGACAAAACGCATGAAATCTTCCGGCAGTAATATCCATCCGCTTTCATGCTCTTTCCAATATATGGCATCACCGAAGTTGTGTCCGCCGTCAAGCAAATAGGACGGTGCAGAGCTGTGCACACGCTTTACTGCTTCCAAAATCTTTGATGCAATGATGTCGTCAAGTGCAAGAGTGTCCACATCGCCTATAATCTTCAACGTATCGCTGTTCATGTTTTGGTCCAGGGCGGTGCGTACATCCTCCTGTATTTTGTTCTTCTGATATACAGCCATAAGCCCTTATCTTTATTCCAGACCTTCAAACTCAATTCCGTTTGCTGCTGCCTGCTCCATGATTGCCTTGGTCGAGCGCATGGAAGTGCGGCTGATACCGAAAGTGTCTGCAAGGTAATCTTTTGCACTTGCAATGTCGCTTACTTTGACTTTGCGAGATGTCGTATTGTTATCCCCTGCGTCTTCTTGCGGCATTTCGTCCTGTCTGCCGGTTTCGTTGGCAGGCGTGTCTTCACCATTGTGCGTACTTTCGGCATGAAGTTTTTCAGATGAACCGTTTTTAGACGCTTTTCCGGCTGTTTCTACTGTCTCGGATTGCCCGTGCACAGAATGAAGTTTGAACAGTTTGCCAAACTTGTAATGGTTCTCTACAGACTTCTGTATGTCCTCGTTGTCGGTAGTGAATACACTGCTTCCGTTTGACAATGGAACGAATGCGATATGCAGGTTCTTCTTGCTCGGAAGTACCACATTAATACTGATATTGGTATTCGCCTTGTAGGTTTTCGTAATCATATTCTTAAAAGTAAAAAGGGGACGGGACACCTTATCCCATCCCCGGTAATTAATAATTCTTTATGAACTCTTTATTATGCCGCATTTAAATCTTGGGCGGGTGCTTTAGCCAGTCTCATACGTGCATGTGCCTTTGCATAGCGCAGATACAGGCAGCTCACCTCTTGGATAACTACCGCATCGGTACGGCGGATACCGGCCTTTTGCAAGTCGAGTACGTTACGTGCCCAAGACACATGTGTTTTTTTGGAAAGATATTCCGGATCCATTGCAAAGCCGCAATCACTCATTCCGTTTACATCGAACAGTTCATGATGTATGGTTAATACTTCTCCGAAATCAGTATCCCAAGATTTGAATTTCAAGTTCCATACCTCCACGGTATCTTTCAAGCGGAATTTTTCGCTCTTTATCTTGGAGAATGCAGAGAGCATATCACTTCCACAGAATAAAATCTTACGCTTGTTACCGATGCCGGTACCAACAAAAAGGTCTTTGGTAATATCCACAAGGTTTTCATCGGTAATTATGGCGCATTTCTTGTCAGTATCCCATTCGCCCACCTCGATGTCCTTTCCGGCCATCCACCAGATACCACCTGTAAACCAAGTGTTCATGCCGTCCTTTGCAATGTGCTTGATAACCTGCTTCACACCGAACAGATAAGTATTTTCCATTGCGAGGCGCATATCATATACACCGTCTTCTTCAATGTCTGAGAAATTCCAGTTCACTTCTTTGGCGGCAATCTTGTCAAAAGTTGATTGCTCTACCTGAATCATGAAGTTCTGACAATACTGGGTTTCAGGCATAGGGATATTATTGAATCGTCCTGTCTGAACATCCAATTCCCCACATGCTTTTCCCATGCGTACAAGCGTTGTTCCTTGTGGAATTTCCGGAACAAGAATCGGCTGTTTGCTTGAATCATCCATTTTGCCATTTACGGCATACACTGTAGGAAGATTTGTTGAGCTGTCCTTTCCGCACACACAAAGCACGAGGTCCGGAACGTTGCTGTCATCTTCCGTATATTTCGTTCCGTCCGGTTTGGTGATGGCGCTGACACCGACTACCCTAATGGTATCATCCAACGTGAACATATTCAAATCATCTACCGGCAACGACACGCTCGCACCGCTGAGCATAGCTTCCAGCTTTTTGTTGGTACTGCATTTGATTTCACGTGTACCCACGCTGTAATACTTCACTTCAAATGAATTGGTGGAGCTTGATTTTGCATAACGGCTGATTTGGTCAATTGGAGTAGCCATCGGACGGATTTTCACGATGCGTTTGTCCACATCACTCAAATAGAAATTTGGGTCGCCGGTTTCACGCCCTCCTGTTTCAGTGGAAATACCGTCTGTTCCACCCGTACCGTCCGCACCGGCTGTTGTTTTACCCGCATCAGGCAGGTTCGATGCTTCTGCCATCATGACACCGCTTGATGCACCCGTCACAAACGCCAATATCATCAGCGTAATGCGACAAAAGAAACTCATTGTTTTCTTCATTGCTCGAAATTTTAAAAGTTAAAAATGTAATTGGTTTATATTTATCTGTTTATCGCCTTGCGTTTTTCACCGCCACGCTCCCAAATGTTCTGTGTACCATCATAACGCCCGATTGCACCGAGGTCAGGCATCTGCCGTGAACCGCCACTGCCGCCACCGTTTTTACCGGCAAGGTCGGCTGTACCGTCATTTTTGCCTGCTTTGCGTAGTTTTTCTTCAATCTTGCTGTTGCGCCCCTTTACTTCACCCTCGTGTCCGGCAGCTTCCACATCGCTGTCGTGCCTGATTGCTTTTATGGCCATTTCTATACTTTCACGTGTAAACTTACCCATGATTCCGTCACGTACAATGCCTACAAGGAAATCCATTGCGCTGTCGATGTCCTCATCCGGCAGTCCTTCTTCCTGTTGCATGGTTTCAAGGGTGGTCAGGGTTTCGTCGAGGTTCTTCTGATACTCTCCCTCGTACTCTTTCTCTTGGGCGATTCGTTCCGCAAATTCCTTGTTGGCGGCTGCAAGTGCCTCCTGCTTTTCGGGGTCTTCAAGTGCGGCCTTGAAATCATCCCCGAATTTGCGCACCATACCGATGATAGGGTCTTCGCCTTTTCTCCAGTCAGTAAGGAAAGCGGCACTTTGCGGGTTGCTTGCAAACAGGTCGGACAGTGCTTTTTCACGTTCCTTGTAACCGGACAATTCCTTGTCGTAACCATCGTAATCGTCATTGATTTGACCGAATAACGCTTCATCATCGGCAAATTCTCTGTCCGGATACTTTGCTTTCAATCGCTCTGTGTATCGCTCGCGATTGCTCTTAACTTCCGTATTATTAGGCATAATTCAAAAATTTAATTTATAGTCAGATTCTACAAGACAAAAATAGGCAGGGAAAGCAGGATGTCATGTTTATCTTTTTACGCTCCTATTGGTAACTTTGGTACTATAACGGGAAGAAAAATGAAGCATAAAGGAGCAGTTATGGAATACTCTATGGAGCGTATGAACGACTTGATGAGAGCATACGATGAATACATTTCATCGTGTGATTATATCCGTATGCCTGAAGTGTATAAAGTAATTGTAAACATGCCGTCCCGGAGGTTTTGGGTCAGCGATATTCGTGCAGCATTGGTCGTTTCCGCCATGATGAGGGGTGAGAACGATTTAAGCGGTATGTGGCCGTTGAAGAAAGAAATGTATGAGGAGATTCATACAAGGGTTGTCGCTCTCAAATCAGAATACCCGGAACTTACCATTTCTGAACTGTGTGCTAAAGTGATTGCTCAACCCGCACCGAAATTCTACCTCACGCCGGGTAGTGCCAAGATGATGATATGCAAGGCTAAAAAACGATGGATGCAAGAAAAGTTGAGAAGATTACGGCTCTCCTGATTTCTGCCATGATTGTGTGTTTGTCATTTTCAGGAGAATGGGATTGGCAAACTGTCGGCATTTACGCTGGAAGTAATATGCCAGGACGCTTGCTGTATCCGTTTTTCCATACGAATATGTTTCATGCCTTGCTCAATTCATGGTGTTTATTATCGATTATTTTCATTTACGATATTGGGATAGGAAGATTGCTGTCAGCCTATATGATTGCCGTTACAGTTCCAGTTGATACCCTTGGATATTTCACGACAATGGATTCGCCAACGGTAGGATTGTCCGGATTGGTTTTCGCCCTGTTTGGTTCAATATCGTTTGAGGTATTACGTAAACGGTATTATCAGTTATGGATGCTGTTTTACCTTGTGGCAGGCTTCCTGTTTCCGGGCATAAATGCCGTATTGCATCTTTGGTGTTATGTATTGGGACTCATCATGGCTCTGCTAAACAAGCCTGTTAAAATCATGCACCATGAAAGATAAGGCCATCAAGGACATATTGACAGAGAATGAACGCCGCAATGCGATTGTATATGCAAAGTTCAATCCAATTACCGGAGAAGGTTCTGTCGGTAAACGTGTAAAGTGTACCATCAGTGACTTTCCTATACATACCCAGTGGTTACCGGAACGTATCATGAAAGTACCGCTTGTACGCCAACTCATCGAAGCCGGTTCTATTTCCAAATTCCTCACGGACTACATGGGTGTGGAAGACAATCAGGATGATCGCTTGAAGGTCATAGAGCAGTTTGTACGAATACGCAGCCGCGAGGATTTTCCGTTTTGGGCGGCAACATTTGTCTATATCAAGGCCAAAGGCGGTGGTGAGGATGTCCTGTTTCGTCTGACAAGACCTCAACGGCGTTTTGTGGATCGGCTTGAGAAATTGCGTATTGCAGGGAAACCGATACGCATCATCCTGCTTAAAGCACGGCAATGGGGTGGTTCCACCACTTCACAGCTTTATATGGCATGGTTGCAGTTGCTTCACAAAACCGGCTTAAACTCACTTATCATTGCACATCAGGGCGCAGGCTCCGATGAAATCAAGGATATGTTCGACCGGATGATTAAAAGTTATCCTGTCGAAATGCTCTATAAAATTGATGAAGCCTACAATGAGAACGAGCCGAAGATTGTAGGAGTGGGAAAATCGGGAAGTATATCGCGCATTCCGCAGCGTAACTGCAAAATCAAGATTGGTACGGCTGAACGCCCGGATTCGTGTCGTGGCGGTGATTACAATCTTGTACATCTCTCCGAAGTGGGAATATGGAAGGCTACGGAGGGAAAGAAACCGGAAGACATTGTGCGCTCCGCCTGTTCGGGTATTCTCCTCAAGCCCTACACCATGATTGTTTATGAAAGCACAGCAAATGGCACCGGGAACTTCTTTCATCGCGAATATACTGCCGCAAAAGAAGGGAAATCCCAGTTCGAGGCAATGTTCGTTTCATGGTTCGACATCGAGCAATATACACTCGCTTTTGATTCGGACAATGAAAAATGGGATTTTGCAGAATGGCTTTATCAGAATCGGGACAATGAAAATACAGATTCCGAACGTGAGGAATGCGGTAAGTATCTTTGGTCGCTGTGGGAAAAAGGTGCTACGCTCGAAGCTATCCATTGGTACATAGCCGAACGCAGGAAGTACAATGACCATGGGCAGATGGCTGCCGAATTTCCGTCTGATGATGTGGAAGCCTTCGTACATTCGGGAGCACGTGTGTTCGACAAATACAAGGTCGATGCAATGCGCAAGACCTGCAAGAAGCCTAAATATGTCGGTGAAGTCTGTGCCGATGCGGATGAGGGCAAGAACGCTTTGCAGAACTTGCGTTTTGTGAAAGACAAACAGGGATTGTTGCATATTTGGGAGTTGCCGGAAACAGATGAAAAGGAAGTTGTTACAAATCGTTACCTCACGATTGTCGATGTGGGTGGACGTTCCAATAAAGCAGACTTCTCTGTTGTTCTTGTGCTTGACCGTCTGTTTATGATTGATGGTGGCAAGCCTGTCGTAGTGGCACAATGGTACGGACATTGCGACATCGACCAGCTTGCATGGAAAGCGGCACAAATAGCGGCTTTTTATGACAATTCACTCTTGGTGATAGAAAGCAACACCTTGGAAACGCATGACAAGGAGCGGCAGGTAGATGGCGACCAGTCACAGTTCATCCTTAATCAAATCAAAGAGATTTACCCTAATCTCTATGCACGTGGTCAGTCCGAAGAAGCCGTACGCGAGGGATTGCCTACCAAATACGGCTTCCATACCAATGTCTCAACCAAACCGATGATTATATCAACCTTAGTCAAGGTTATTCGTGAGAATTTATACACGGAACGTGACGAACGTTGTCTGGACGAATATTTGTGTTACGAGAAAAAACCGAACGGAGCTTTCGGAGCGATTACCGGTAAACATGATGACTTGCTAATGACAAGAGCCATAGGCTTGCATATATGTTTCTTTGAAATGGAAATTCCAAAGATTGTGCTTCGTATCGGACGATTTGTTGTCAAAAAGAAAAAAGCTGTTTCAGCAGCTACAATATAAGTTTAACTATAAAAACAAGGAACAATGAACATTTTCAGAAAAATCAGAGCTTCGCTTCGTTTACGTGAAGCAGTCAGACAGGCAGACGAAAAACACAAAGAAACTGGAGAACGTTACTACGTTATGCCTGCCGGTGGGAAAAAAGGTCAACTTATCATTATGGATAGAAAGAATTTCCGTAAGTTGAAACAGAAAGGCTACATCAATCATAATACGTTTGTGGGCGACCTTGAACGCGAATGCTTCTACTGCACGACTTATGGAAACGGTTCAGCTATGCTTCCTTCTGCTGTTATTGCATTGAAACGAAAACAGTATTTCTCATGGCTTGATTCATTTTCAAATACCAAAGAGAATGGGAAAGTACGGAAATATTGATGGCATTGCCACACTTACCAGTGACCCGCTCGCACTTGACAATATCAACAAGTTTAACATCGGAGACCGGGTGATGTGCAATGATAATGGGAAAAGCGGTACTGTATTAGATATAGATACTGATAAATACGGTTGTACCGTTCGTTTTGATGATACTGAAGGAACATGGATTGAATGCGACCAATTATCCAAAGAATAAAGAAAGGGGCATATCTGTGATGATGTGCCCCTTTGGTTTAAGTTCTCATTGCATTATGTAACTGATTTACTGCATCTATATTTGCACCTTGTTCGACCTGTTGAAGCAATTGAGGAGAAAGACCGTCGGGCACTTTGCCCTGCTCCAACTGTTCCTTCTGTGATTTGATACTTTGCAACAATTCATCTGCAAACGGGAAATCTCCATGCTCAAGCAGCTGCTCTACACTGATTGCCTGAGACTGGTACAACTGCATAAGCATATCGTTAGCAAGATGCCTGTATGCCGGTGTTGAAGTGCTTTCGGTAATGCTTAAATCAAATTCTACATCACGTATTTTCTTCGGGTCATATTCGATTTGTGCACCACTCTTACCTGCAATATTGAATACACGTTTGCTATCATAAAACTGCTGCATATTCTTCACATCCTTATATGCTCCGTCCACTACAAAACAACTGAAGCATTCAAGCAGGTCGAGCAATGACTTCGTGGCGTTTTCTGTCTGTTGGTTATAGTGCGATGCACTTTCACCGGAATACCCGGGCTTTCCTTGTAATGCGCCCGTAACTCCCGATATATCTTCAAAAAATTTGAGTTGCATGTTAAGCAGTTCCGCAATGCCTATATTTGTGGAATTATTGGCCACCTGTTCCGGCACTTTTCCGCTTTTGCTCGGCTTGTATACGATGACACCGTTAAATTCCGTCCAGCTCTCTGCAATATCGTCAATGCTCACACCATCAGGCAAGCAGTCTTCGGGCATCATCAGCACGCCTTTGGCACTCGCACGCATTATCCAGTCATAGAGAGTTATCAATCGGTTGGTATATCGCTGTTGGTCGATTACATCAGCAACGAATGAATGGATTTCACCATCAATGAACGGATATGCCTTGAAAACATATGGATGGCTTCCATGCTCGTAAGGCGTTTCCCCCTCCCTCAATATGTCGCCAAAAGGAGAAAGGTAATAGAAATACCAATAATCGTCCACAAACCAAGTAGCTTTTATCAACGGAACCTCATCTTCCGGCATACCGGCTTCCTTGGCCATACGCATACGTTCTTCATTTTCAGTAAGCACCACTTGTGCGTAATCTTCTTCGTCTATTTTGAAAATATCGCCGTTTTGGTAGTCATGGCAACGGTATCTCGGTTTTTGCTCCTTGCGCCATATCTCTATCACACGACATCGTCCCGGCTCGCTTGTGAATAGAAAATCGTAGTTTTCCAAGCGGCTATACCCGAAACGCTCCGCGTATGTGGTTATGTAATCTTTCCTTGCCGCCCACTTGTAAATGTCACGCAATTGTCTGTATTCCTGCGGACTTGATGCGAACTGTTCACACAACTGTCCGAAAGAAATGTCGTGAACTTCTCCAAGCACGGAAACATCCCAACCTCTGAAATCTCTCATGTTGTTGTCGATAAAGAAATTATTGGGTTGTACATAGTCCGTCCAACAATCCTCTTTTCCATTACGCCAACCGTACGATTTACGGTGAACGATAAAACCGCTTATCAGGAACTCTTCCATAGTTCGGGCATATACATCGTTCATTCGGTTAAGCTGCATGTTGCATTGAAGTATCGTACTCATCGTTTCACCAAGTTTCTGTTCATCCCGATCACGTGCGGTACAAGTCGGTTCTTTACTTTGGCTTCGATACACGCCAAGCACGCTTCGCACAAGCCTACGGATAAGGTTGTTTTTCAAAGGCACGTTGCCTTGACTTTTAATGTATTCTTCCTCGCTCATGGATTTTCCGTCCACACAAATCATATCGTCCCATTGGAAACCATAGGTATAGCGTTTGTTTCGCTCCCGATCTTTCCGAAAGTCGTCCATCTGGCTCCAATAGTATTGTGCTTCCATAAGAATGTCAAATGCCCTGCGGTCACCATAACGTTTTGCAGAAACAACAGTATCTATCTCGGCGGCATCATTTCTTCCCGGAGCTATACGGCTCATTGGCAGCAATTTTCTTTCGCTTTTATTTACATGCATATTTTTATCATTTTAATGATTGCTCGGAACAAATATACTGCTCCGGGCAATCATCCTATGTTTAACTATTTACGGGTTTTGTTCATTTCTTCTATCATTTCCTTTTTGAGTTCGTTCAACTCGGCTTCAATATCCTTGCGTTCCTCGTCACTGATTGCTTCTTTTAATTCATTGTAGAGGTCGTCAATGTCTTCACGGTAATCCTCGAAGATTTCGTAACGCTCGTATTCGGGTGAATTGTAAAGGAAATCAATCTTTTCCGCATAGTCAAATATGTCGTTGTCGGTATCTTCTTCATAGTGCTTCAATCGGGATTTCAACCGGTCATGCTCCTCTTTCAATCGGAAATACTCATTGTTCACAGCCCTGTACTCGGTGCGTTCGTCCCCGGCTTTGACCAGCCTGTTTGCCAACAAGAAGCTGCGAGGGTCGTACTCACGGTTGCCTGTAACGGTTTCTACCATCTTGCTCAACTTGTCGATTGTTCCGAACACGCCACCGAAATAACCGTTCAGCATATATTCAATCTTTGCCGGATTAAAGTCAATCGTTCCTTTTGTATATGGGTCTCCACCCGTAGCTTCATTCATGGCATTGGCCAATCCGACAATGTATTTATTGGCACTCTTATACGCCTTTGTCCATTCGGGCATATCTTTGTTGTAAGGTGTGTCTTTATAAAGTGGCATACCCGTCCAACTCTTTTCTGCAACGTAGGCTTCCCACAAGGGTTTGTAGGCACTCGGTACAAAGGCATTCAATCCTCCGCCGCCCTCCAAGAAATCAATAGGTAATATCTGTGTAGCCTGTCCTGTTATGGCTTCGGCAATTTCTCCGTCTGTAAGATGTTCCTTTCCGTTAAGGACGGAAATCATCAGTTCGCCCATACCGTAAACAGCCCTGTATTCTACCGGAAGAGGAATTGATACCCAACTGTTTCCTGCCCTGAAAAGAATATTGCTGCGCCTTACATATTCGGGAAGATTATAGTATGCGTTCTTGTCATCATCGTCATCATCATCGCCACCCAAGTAGGCAACAATGGCACCAAGAAGGAACATCGCCGCAATACCTGTAAAAGCTTTGGCAGGATGGCGTTTCATCTGTCGTCCAAAGTTTGCCGTACCTTGAATGGCTGCATTCCAAAACACATAGCCGCTACGACCAAGTCCCGATACCAATGCACTGGCATTACCAGCCTTTGTCTGCCCTGTACTGTCATAGAATTTTGCTCCGCTGCCTTTCTTGTTGAAGTTTACGCTTATCTCCTTTGCATCATAGATGGCTCTGTCAATGCTCCGGCCCATTTCGCGTGATGTCATGAAAGCGGCAAAACGGGCGCAGTTCTCAACGGCTCGGTTGTACTCATCGAAACGTCCGCCCAACAAGTCCCATGCTTTTTTTACAGGAATCTTGCCGTTTGATTTTTTCAGTTCCCTGCGTATGTCGTTCTTATGTTGTTCAATGTCCCGGATATTGGCATAGCCTGTTTCTCCTCCGTTCATCATGAACTGATGAAACATCGCTTCCGTCTTGTTACTCATGTCAAGTGTCCCTTTGCGGTGCTTTGCCAAGAGTTGCTTTATCCTTACAGGATTGGCATACATATAATTGCGATGAAAACGAAGTGCGTAGTTCGGGCTTTCCCTTATCCAAGTCATGGTGTTGGTGTATAGCATATCTCGCATGAAGTTCGATACGATGAAGTCCGGGTTGCGTGTGGTATAGAACGCACTCAACTGTCGGTTGATGTTTTCACCGGCACGGAGAATGGCCCCGATTGCCCCCGACATATCGTTGTCGGGATTTGTCTGTCCGTTCAATGCTTGTGCCGCACGTGGATTGCCGTTTATGGTAATCACATAGTCCCTGCCGCCACGCTTCACTACAATTTGGTGCTGCCTCATATCCCGGCTTTCCACAATACGGTAAGGAATATTCACGGTATCTTTGCCATGCTTGTACCGGTCAGGATATTGCTGTGCCAATGACTCCATTTTAGTTTCAAAGTCCAGCATCTTCCGTTCCACCACTTCGGGAGTATCTGTACTGTCTATGTTGTCAGGAAACACTGGCTTCCATTCGTCGGCCACCGTATCGTATTCTACCCAAATGTCGCTCACACTGACAAGGTCGCTCGGATGGTTGAGGGCGAAATTAAGGAAACGCTGTTTTACCAATTTGTTCCGGTTGCCCTGCATGATAGCACCTTCTGCCATTGATTGCAGGTTGGCAAACGGGTCATCCGCTTTCGACCTGCGTCCTTCCGCTTTCTTGATAGGAGCATTGAATGCACTTTGCTTGTGCGTCAGATATGCGTATGCTTCAGAACTGGTCTTTTCGTCAAAACCACGTAGCGGAATGTAAAAATCATACATATCTGAAATTTTATCAAAGGTCGCTTTACTCATCATGCCACATTCGTATGACTTTGAAAGTATTGCTTTGCTCGCGGCATTGACTTTTTTCCAAAGGTCGGTAGTGTCGTGTGCCTGTTCGTAATCGTTAACCATTATCTGTGCTTCCGTTTCGGCATCAGCAACATTATCCATACCTGTAAGGGCTGTAAGTCCGGCATAGTCGGTTTGGTCTGCATCGGTTGCTCCGTTATTGATTGCTTCATTACGCATATATGTATTGCGTTCAAGGCCGTGTTTCGCCATCATGTAATCAGTCAATTCCTCACGCTCTGCCTCAGTCCTGGCAAGTTTGGCAACCTCATCAAGCATGGGCTTGAACAGGGTGTGGGCAAACGCATCGGCTTCGGCTTTGTTCACACTTGACAGACGGTTTTCTCCCAAGTATGCGTTTTCAAATCCGTCCACATCCTCAATGTTTGTTTCCTTGCCAAGGATTGCAGTCATGGCTTCTTTCAAGCCGAGCATACTGTCCTGTAATGCTTCCTGTGATTGGAACATACCGCTTTTTACACGCCTTTCATAACGGTCACGAGCCAACTCCCTTTCATGTATTTCCGGGTCACCGGTACGGTATAGTGCATCATCACTTTCTGCAACAGTCTGATGATGTGGGTCGGAAACCGCATAATTTCCGACTTTCAGTTCATACTGCTTTGCCACATCAGCGGCTTCTCCCAATATGTTTCTGTATCTGCCCGGTTCCGCAAGGTTCTCGTAACTGCGCCACAAGATGTAGCGAAGTTCGTTGTCCGATAGAGTAACCCCTCTGAAATCCTCAAAGCCTATCTTATGAAGCATATTCAAGAAGAAATCCTTTATCTGTTGCCACCAACTTGCGTTGATGTTCTCAAATTCAGTATCTTCTGCAAGCGAAGCAAGATATTCTTCGGTAGCCTTATGGAAATCCCAACCGTTTTTTGCAGCCATATCTACAATGCGTCTGCGTATGTTCTCATCGGCATTGTTGAATACATTATCAAGGAATGTATCAAAATGTTCTCCGAACAACTGGCGCAAACCATAGTGCGCCACAGCCTCATGCAGCAGTGTCTGTTCAACATCAAACGTACTTGTATGGTTGGGAATAACAATGGTTATCTTCCCTGTACTCTTCGAGTAGAAGCCTTTTGCACGCTGCTTCTTTCCATCCAAGACGGAAGCATCAGTAACAACCTCCACATTGTCAAGATGCAGTTTCTCTGCAAGGCTTTCCACACGTTCTGCCATTCTTTGGCGTTCACGCCGTGCAAATTCCCTCCGCTGCTTTGCCGTTCTCCTTGACTGACCGAGCAGCTTTGCCACTGGGTCATTCTCATAACTGACTTCATCATCGTTATATGCACCAATGCCGTTACGTTGGAGAATATCAGTTGTGTCATCCTTTACTTTTACGCCTAATTTGGCAAGTTCCTTGACAACTTCTATTATGCGCTCCTCGGGAATATCCGCACGCAACTTTCCTCGGTAAGGGTAGAAGTTTCCACCTGCGGCACGAAGCAAGGTTTTGTTCTCGTAGTAAACCGCACCGTCTTTCTTTGTCTTTGGAACAGTGAGGTAGAACATCTTTGCCCAACTGTTACCCATAATCTCGACCTTTCCATCGTGGCTTGTTATAGGAGTATAGTCTTTTATCTGTTGTAAACGACTGCTCAATGGAGCACCGCTCGTTTTCAGCATAGAAGCATTCCATTTGTCGGGCATTAAGATACCATCGTGAACATTACCGTCAATGTCTGTATAACTAATGAGTTGTCCAGGATAGCCTCCGTATTCATCTTGTGTATCGGCTATAGCCTGCAAGATATTACCTGTCATAATGAAACCTGTCTTTCGTGTCTCACTTGGTATCTGACTATCCCAATTATCAAGTGTGGTGGCACGTGCAGCATCCCAATTATCATTGGTTACCTTGTCAATGCTTCGCAACGCATCAATCTGTGAAAGTTTAATTTCAATACGTCTGCGACCGTCAAGGGTAGCAAATACCGCAAGTGTTGTTGAGGCTGTAATCTTGCTATCCTTTGTTTTGTAGCCACAGAAGATAGCAGAAGTAGCAAAGTCGAAAATCATTGACTCAAGGTTATCGGGCACAAGATAAGACTTGCCAACTTCAAACATTCTCAAGCGGCGCATCATCTGGTCGCTGTTCGTGTTGAGTCGCAAGATGTTGTCCTTATGCTTTGCCTCTACCTTTTCATTGGTCTCTGCGATAAAGTTATCTATGGCAACACGCTTTTCTTCATCGCTGCGTTTCTTCTGACCATTGATTTTTTCTGTCTGCTTGGCTATGTCGTCAATGGCTTTTGCCTTTGATTTCTCGTAGCGTTCATCTTCTGCAGCAATTCTAACTTCGTCCTCCTTGCGGATAGTTTCAATAACATTGTCAAGATAGGTATTCGGCTCAACACCCTTGTTTATCTGTTCTATTACCTTGCGTATCTCATCCGCTTTCATCGGCTTTCTCAACACATCCATTTCCACCTTTTCAACAAATGAATTGCGAGCAAATGGATTGTTTCCATCAGGGTCTATGCCCTCAGAAGATATGCGTTTCTCGATAGTCGTTGCGCGGAGTGGCATTACAGTAATCTTTAAGTCGTTACTGCCGGTATCATTGAGATATTTAATCAATTCGTTATAACGCCTTACGACATCATCGTAAAACTCCTCCTGCTCTTTTGTTGCCAATAGAGCGACATAACCTGTAATCTTGCGTGCATCATCTTCTTGCGGTTTGTAATCTTCAAGTTCGCTTGCCTGCACACGACCACCTCCGAGTCCTCCCTTTTTCAAAGGAGTACCCATTTTCTCGTATATATCTACATTATCACGAAGATACTCAACAACAACTTGACTACCATACTTGTTGAGTAAATCCGGTGCTTCCACATCATTACTTTCACTATCCTGTGAGGTCGTGGTATTAGCGTTCAACGATTTCAGTTTGGTGGAAAGCATCATCAGGAAACGGTTCTCGGCGGGTACAGGCAAACCGAGGTTGATGTAATAACCTCTATGCACCTGTCCTGTACGGTCTATACGTCCTATCATCTGCATATAGTCGTTAATATCGCTCAGCGGCTGTGCTATAATCATAGAACGCTGACGTTGGTCGCTGAATTTCTCTGAAGCGTGCAAACTGATACCTGTTGATGCAGACTTGTTGAGGATGAGGACATCAAGAACACCACTGTTGAACTCTCTCTGCATTTTCTTTTTGTCTTTGTCAGTTCTACGCTTGACAACGACACGTCCGTCATCGTTGCGCTCAACATACATATTACGTCCTGTCAATTCACCTACTTTGTATCCTTTCTTGTTCAGACGCTCGATAATGGCATCAAGTGGACTGATAAAGATATCGCTTGTGCTTTCACGAATGAAATCCTGCAACTCATAATATGCTTTTTCTCCTGCCGGACCTAATGCCTGTGGAGAATATCGCTCGTGGCGTTCGTTACCGTCCTCATCTTTGACGGTGTACTGCATAACGGTGTCAAGTCCTTTCAGTAGGCTTGCACTGAATGTTGGCTCATCAATGATTTCTCCTGCGGCATAGTCCTTAATACTGCTCTCCATTGTGCTTTCCAACGCAATAACAGGGTGGCGACCTGCATTGATTTCGCCTTCCACTTCATCTGCAATAGCATTGACTTTGAGGGCAAGCATAAGCTGCTTGGTGTAGTTGTAGGTCTTGCTTGCAAATGGCACGTTCTCAACGCCCATTTTATCTGTGCCTCGCTTCACACCTGCGCTCTCTGCCATAACAGCAAGTTCCATATCCAATGCTTCAATCATCGGCTTTACGTAGTCCTCTTGGAATTTGATAATGGCATTGAATGCTGCTATGGTACGGTCGTAATTCTCTCTTGCACGTCTAACAGTTTCGGGGTCAGTGATTGTTTTCCAATCGGTAACAACATCGCTCATATCTCGCTCTCTGCGTACCATTTGCCCTGCATTAGTCAATTCACGACTCATAATCTCTTGCAGAGTTACACCGCCTTTCTCAATGATACTAATCATCTTATCCGGATCAACCTTTGCTTGGCTCATCGCTGTACGAATTGCATACAAAGGCATTGTGTCGGGACGCTTTGCGAACGTAGCACTTGCAAATGTGGCGGCTTTCGCTCCACGAAGAATACTTTGCAGATAGGCACCTGTATTGCTCGAACCTGCCGCCGTATGACTTTCATCAAGGAACAGATAGTTATCCTTTGCAATGGCACGTAAGAATGTGGCTTTCGGGGTAGCCTTGCCATTCTTCACGTTCTTGCTTTTCTTGGTGCGTGCGCCACTCTTTTTGGCAGCTTCCTCCATTTCTTGCTGACTGACAACATCGCCAGTGTTTACCTGCGAATAGGTGAGTACAGCGAAGTCATATTCTTCGGGCAATGCTCCCGATGCAAAGACTTTTGCCATTTCTGCGGAAGATAGAGGTTTGTGTACTGTATTACCTTTGCTATCAACCATAGCACCGTCAGAGTTGAATATAAACGGCACGAGGTCTCCACTTCCAACATCTACCAAGTCTCGGTAAATATCGGAGAACAAGTCTGCTTTCTGTGTGATGAATACAGGTTTCTCACCTCGTTGCACTGCCCAACGAATAAGTGCTGCCATTTGGCGCCCCTTACCAACACCAGTTTGGTCGCCTATAATAAGGGCTTGTTCCTGTTTCATCTGATAGATTGCCATAGCGACACTGTCCATCTGCTCGGCGGCAAGTGCTTGATACGTTTCAGCAATGGTATCATATCCGAGTTCTGTCTTGACAAATTCATCTATGCTGCCGTGCTGTGCTTCAATTTGAGAAAGCACTTTATCCATTGCCTCGACCATAGCTGCGGGGGCAACGCTTTCAAGTCTGAATGCTGTATTATGAGGACGATAAGGAAGTTTTTCTTCAGTCAAATCTCTTTTCTTGGGTTTTCCTTTTAATCCCAGTCCGATTCGTTGAACGTCCACTCCATCCACTGGCTGAGGCTCATTTCCCACAGTTCGTTGTTCAAGTCCTCTTCCGTCAGTTGAAGGCTTTCCAATGGTATCAGTTCCTCTCCCGGTCTCGCCAACTGTATCATTCTGTCCACGTTTTCCCAATACAGGTCGTTGGCCGCTCTCAGAGTTTCCCTCCAATCCGGTTCTTCCTCTCCGTTCTGTTTGGCTTCCACTCTCATCATCCGCCTCAGATTGTCTATTATGTCCTGCTCCGTCAGTTTCCCCGGATGCGTTGTCAGCGACAGACAGATGTCGCCCTCCTTGGCTACGTAATACTTCTGTTCCATTTGTCTTTTCATTAAAATTCAATACTTCGTTAATAATCTCGTACAGGTCGTCAAAACTTTCAGCCTTGCGGATTGCTTTGTTCTCCACAGGAGGGTATACGGCAGTCTGCGCCCGTTCCTCATTGGTTCTGCGGCCATCTATCAGTATCATACGAGTGGGGAATGTTGTACCTTGCTTCGCATACAGTCCACCGCCCATGTCAATAACGCCTTTCACGTTATAGTGGTCATATAAGTAGGTGAAAAATGGTTTCATGCTCTTTATAGCACCATTGTTCGCATACTCCATATTTCCACCGATGATGATAGCGGCTCTGCCGTCATCTTTCATGCTTGAAAGAGCGTTCAATGTTATTTGCGGGTCAAGTCCCGGTATCTTCTTTCCATCATACTCAACTGCCTCACGCTTTCCGAATGGGGGATTGGCGATAACAACATCATAACGCACATCGCCATCGAATGGCTCTGTCGCATCCTGCTGTGTTACTTGTGCAAATCCCTGTTCACGTAGGTTGTCCAGTCGTGTTTTGTCAAGTTCATTTACATGAACCTGTCCGACTGGAATAGTGAAAACTAACATCCCATTACCCGCAGTTGGTTCTAACACGCTTCCGTCTGCTTTGTCAGCCATTGCAAATCGGCCGGCAATCCAAGCCATAGGAAGAGGCGTGGAGTACTGCTGCATCTTTATACGGTTGCTGCTTCGTGCCGAAATGGTTGGTTGCATTTCATAAAGTTTGCAGATTAAATCGTATGATTCTCTGCTAGCACTTCCTTTACGTTCAATAACCTCACGTGCAGCTCTGACCAATCCGTCCTCAACAAGTTCCTGCAACAAAATATCAGTTCTTCCATCATTATCTACCTCCATTCCCAACTCACTTGCACGCTTGCGTAGGTCTAAAATGCTTCTGTATGGCTTTGTCCCATTGTCAAGAGCCGCAAGCATATCAGCCTTTACTGTCATTGCAAATTGGCGATGCAGTTCTGCATCAGCCTTGTCATTTTCAGTAAGTAAATCACCAAATAACCCACCTGTTTGATTCCGTGAATTTACTGCTTTTTTCTCATTCTTCTTACGTGCAGGGCGACTTTTTTTGATACGTTCCTGTGCAATCTCTGCCTCTTGCTCCACCTCGGTCTCTCTTGTTACGGTTTCGGCGGTAGCAAGCGCATCAATACTTTTCTTATCGAAATTCGCCACATCGAATTGTTGTACCTCATCGTATGGAGTCATGTCTGCATCCAGTCCGTTCTCTGCCACCTCCGGCAAATCTCTCGCACCATTGTAAAATGCTTTAAGGTAAGGGCGTATGGCATCGCCCAAGTCTGCAATCATGGCCGTTGCATACTCGGCAAACTTACGTGAACCTTTCTCCAAATGGTAAACAGCCATCTCTGTTCCAATGGCAAGAATCTCAGGGTCTATACCTATATTCATTTGACCGAGCAACTTCTTACGCATACGCTCACGAAGTTCTGCATAACGCTCATCAGTAACAAGACGGTTACCACTCGCTTCAGTCTTTTTCTGCGAATTGTCTTGTTGTTGCTCACTCCGCATATCGTTGATAAGAGTTCGGACTTCATTAGCAAACTTATCTGCACTATCTTTAGTCAGGAAAATAATATTTCCTTCATGATAAACGTCTCCACCACGCTTCTCTCCTAAATCCATCACAGCCTGTTTTTCCGCATCAATCATCTTCATCAAAGTACGAACAGAATATCTGTTATCCATTTCCTTGTCAACAACGAAATCTGTCCTTTTGTCACGAATTTCATCCTTTGCCTTGCGATCAAGTTCTCGGGTCTTAATTTTATTTTCGAGCGAAATGCCAACTGCATCCAAAACTTCTTGCATACCGTTCTGAGGATTGCGAAGAATGTCTAACATTTCCTCTGGACTGTTGGTTGTCTGACGAAAACGTGCATCACCAATAGGTATGGAACCGCTCACATCATCACGACTTAATGTAGTTTCCCCTGTTTCTTTATCAACAAAAACAGAGTATTGCCATATAGGAGTATATTCCTGCCTTTCCTCCTGCTTCGTGGCTTTCTGTTGTTGAGGTTCTGAAAACTGCACATTGCCGTCATTTACTTCTGACAAATCAGACAAAGACAAAGGTGGTTGTGATTGTGCATCGGTTGCATATTCTGCCAAGCGTTCAGCATCTTCCTTGCTCCGCATCATGAAGCCTTGCTTTTCCTTGTCCCACCAGCCTTTCAGTTGTTTGGCAAACATTGTGGTGTGCTTCCGAACAGTATCTCTTAATTCATTATTGAACTCCACAAGGTGCATATCCAACACCTTACCTCTTTTGGTGGTGTACTGTGCCGGAGTAATGGTGTATGCAGCATCAGTCGGTGTTGTCGTTTCTTCATTGGAATTGCTTTGTTCTAACTTCCGCTGTTCAGCAAAGAGGTCGTTTATTTCGGAAATAATGCGGGCTTCCTCAAATATATCACTCTGAACATGTGCGGCTTCTTGTTCCTTGTGCAGTTCTTCAATGCGTGACTTGATTTCAGAAAGTCTGTCGACTTGTGTACCTGAACTCTGTTCTTCAACACTTTTGACTGACTTGTATTCTGCAAACGCTTTTGTCTTCCGGTGGCTACTATCTATCCATTTCTCGAAATCCTCCAAGTTTACGGCAGTTACCACTGTCTTGTGATTATTTGCCCAGTCGCTGTCATAATTCGCGAAGTAAGCTGCCTCGGCATCGTCAGTCTCATTGAAACCAAGCATTACCTTATGCTCATCAAAGCTGCCGTCCTCATTATACTGGTCCACCACGAACACCCTGCGTCCGTTCCACCCGTCAATATCATCAGAGAGGAACACGTCTATGTGGTCTCCATCCACGCCCTCCGTGCCACGAATGTAGCCGTAGGTGTTCTGCATGATCGTTTCCCACTTGTTGCCCTCTGTGTCTATTCCACTACGAACGGATCCTTTCGGGTTCTCAATGGTGATATTGAATGTACCAACCTGCACATGACCTTTCTTATAATTGCCAGCTTCTTTCTGTTTCTCCGTAGGAGTAGTATCGGTTTCTTTCTCTGCCACTGCAACAGCATTGGCTAAAGACAAAGATGCATCAATATAATTAAGAACATCCAATAAGTCTCCGAATGTTTGACCGTCATACTCATAAGCGCTACCTATATAATTACCTTTCGTATCAGGTGCATCAACTTTTATAACTTTATGAGTACCATCAACAATAATTGTCTGTTTATAAGTATCGCCATACTTTCCGCTTTCAATCCAATCATCTTCTTGAACTTCAATACGTCTTGCTATTTTTGCACTAAGTTGATTGTCAGTATCATCAGAAGACAGCATTTCTTCTTGTGATAAAGAAGATTCTATTTCGCTTTGTCCACCAATGCTTTCAGTTCTTCCTGTATCATCAGTTGTCCCATTTCCGTTCTCAACTCGTTCTCTTGGCGCAAGAGTTCCATTGCTTCCTTGCTGCCCTCGTTGGCTTGTTGCAGTATCGCCAACCAATACATTGCTTCGTTGTTGTCCATTGTAATCTAAATTTAATGCTTCTTTAATAGCCTGTACGAGCGTCCGAGGGGTATTGTCCGGTTGTTCGAACAGAGTTTCTTCCTGTGTGCCTTGTATAAGGTCATAAATCTTGCCGAATGTATTTTGAATGAAGCTTTGGCTTTCACCTTTATACATTGCGGCCAAATGCAGGACAAAGTTACTGAAATTATCAGCAGGGAGATAACTTTCCCCAGTGACATCATCCATTTGATACTGGCGTTTCCAACTTTCTACGGCAGTACGTGCTTCCTTGAAGTTCTTTGCCTCTACAAACATTTTATCTTGGGACAAAGCATAGTAAGCACGAACGGAATTCTGTATCTCATCTACCATTCGTTCACTGTTCGGACTATCATAATCACGAAAAGCAGTGGCAAGAATAGCCTTTTGTGCTTTTACCGGCAATACGTTGAACATTTCCTCCAACCGTGTACTACCGTCCTTGAAAATGCTTTGATACATGATACCACGCAAATCATTCTTGGATTCGGGAGTCAAGTTACCCTTGCTATCAAACGCACTCTTGTATTGTGTGGGACTGATGAAACCTCTTTGGCTCATCCATTTTAGGACACTTGCACCGTTGGCATCCACAAGCCCGGCAAACGACACTTCATCGTCCGAGGCTCTGAGTAACAGGTTGGCAAACGAACGTACTTCGATTCCCATACGCTGTAAGGCATTTTTCGGTTTGATTCGTTCCACACCTCCGCTTTCGGTGTCCTGTGCTACGTATTGTCCCAGAGGAATAGCCGTAGCATCGTCCACATGAAGCATATTTACCAGCACCGGACTTTGTAGGGCAGCAATATCTTCAGCACGCAAACCAAACTCTTCCGCATGGTCTTTCAGGTATTGCCTATATGCTTCGGCCTGTTCCGGATGGCTTTCCCACATCAGACGCAAGGCATCACTGCGGTTGTTTCCCTGTATAACTTCACCACGTTCGTTTACGGTCGGCGCACCGGTGTAAGCGGTAATACTCGATGTGATTTCTTCCGGACGAATGTTCCCGGCGATTTTCCGTGCAGACAATACGCTCGCTTCGTCATTTCGTTCCTTGGGTTGCGCTTCATCAATAAAATGCAGAGGATTACGCACACCTTGGATATGGCTCGGTTGCAACAACGATGCGTCAATCACGGCCACATGACCGGGAGCCAGCACATCATTGCTGAACTTCACGTTCACCTCTTTACCTTGTACGGTCTGCAATGGTTCTTGCCTGTCAATCTTATGGCCGTTCACACGTCTGTACCCCCTTGCGCGGGCATCCTGCGGTGTATCATCCACCATGTCGGGAACTCCGTTAAGGGCTTCACGCTCGACGCGTTCGGCTTCCTCACGCTCTGCACGCAGCTTTTCTTCTTCCGCTTTGCGTAGGGCGGCAGCTTCATCAGCCATTCGTTTGCGTTCCGCATCCGCTGCCATTCTTCTACGGTTGGCAGTACCGGCTATCTTCTGCCAAGCGAGCAAATCCTGTTTGGCTGCATCAATCGCCGCTTTGCGTTCTTTCTCGGAAGCAATCTTTTCGGCAATGGAGTTGCCACCTTTCGATTTGGCTTTCTCCAACTTCTTCAAGGCTTCTTCCTTGTCGGCAACCATTCCATCGGCTACGGTCTGTGCCATATCCTCATCACCCTCAGTCTGCTCCACAATGGCATCCCAAGCTGTGTCGCTGTCGGCCTGCTCATATAGTGGATTTCCCTGCTCATCCTTTGGTATTCTCTGCATGGCAGGAATATTTTGAGGGGCATTGTTATCATTTTCGGGAATATTTTCCGCACCATTGTTGCTCTCATTTTCGGCAGGATGTTCAAATGCCACTCCGTTATGCTCCAACAGCATATTGTCAAGTTCATCACGAGTGAACAGGTTCACACGTTTTCCGTTGATAGGAGCTTCGGTAAATACCTCATACTTGCCGTCCGCATCGGCATCTGCTGTGATATTGCCACGGACGGTAACGCCGTTCTCATCGGTAAGCGAAACAATGTCATTGAGGGCGTATTGTGGTCTTTCAGCCTCTTGCATTTCCTGTTTCCGTTCGGCATTCTCAATGGTTCTCTGCTGCTCGAACTGCGCCACACGTGCCAAGTTTGCCGCATCAGCCTGTTGCTGTATGGTTTCTTTTGCCAACGGGAAGATATTCACGCCGTCCGATACGTTAACTGTGCCGTCCCCATTATCCACAATACCGTCTTCGTTGGCTACAATCTGAACCTGTATCTGTGCGTCATCTCCTGTAATGGTGTATGTATCGCCGGGGTTGAATGTAACCACACCGTCAATCTTGTCGGATGCTTCCTGTGCGAACTGTTGAATGATAGCCTCCTCCGCTGTCATTTTCTCATCGGACGGGTTCAACGGCTCATCAATGTTCAATACGGCATCGGGCGACACCTGTTCAAGTGCGCCTGTTTCCGCATCACGCACAATGATACTGCCGTCCGAAGCCCGGTTGTCAATGCCGCTGCCGTCTGCATACTGCACAAGGTTTCCACCCACCACATACACACGGCGGTCGTCCTGCTTCATCGTAGCCCCCTGTATCATGCCGGAGGTGCGGTTGGTGCGTGCGTCAACCATTGCGTTGCTTTGCTCCACACGTGCGTCTATATCATCACGCACACGCTGAATCATGCCGTCATATACCTGTTTGGCATTGAGGTAGTCAATAACCGTTTCCAACTCGCTTTCTCCCCAAAGGCCATTGTTCCGCATTTCCTCCAATGCATTCATAGGATGTATATCCAAAAAGCCAAGCGTGTTTTCATCCACTATGGCAGAAACCCTCTGCCGCTGGTAGTCACGCATATTCTTGGCATCGGTCATTTCCTGTGGGTCTGCGAGGTTGTAACCGTCAATGTAGCTTTCATTCATTGACTGCACATCCTCGTCCTGTTCGCCGCCCCGCTTCTGTGCGAGAGTACCGAGGTTAAAGCCCCTCATCATCAACGAACGCTCCATATAGGTAAGTATTGCGGCTCTCTCATCGTCCGAGAAATCCTTGTCGTTCACGATACCCTCTGCCACACTTCCAATGTCATCGTTGGTCGTAAGGTCTATTGTCGCCCTTAACGGCTCCCATATTTCTTTGCCAAGCAATTCTGTTGCACGGGCATCTGCCTTGTTTACTCCGTGCTTCATTGAAGCATACTGTACTCCCGACAAAGTAGCCTTACCTGCACCCATCAATCCCATAGAAAGAGCCATGCCGCCCCAAATGTCGCCATGGAATTGTCCTGTCGCAAGCAAATTGGTACGTGTGCCGTCCGGGTTCTGCTGATAAGCATCGTCGAGATTGAGCATGGTGCGCCACAATTGCCCATAGTATTCTTCCGTTACCTCTCCGAAATAGTCGCTCACACCCATTTTGTTGAATAACTGATGTGTCTGTCCCATGATACCGTCCAACGCACCTGCATCAGTCTTTGAAAGTACTGCACCGATACGCTTTGCACCCACCACATTGGCGAGTTTGCTCATATTTCCAAGAGTAACTACAGGGTCAAGGTGCGAACCGAACATTTCCGAATAGTTTTCAACGATGGCATTGGCTTCTCCTTGCCAAATGGCATTTCCCCAAGTCTTGTCGTTGGAAAAATCATAGTTTCCGTTCTCATCGACAACCACATCACCGAGTTTCCTGTCAATGATGTCGGCCGTGGTTTTCCCAGCCTGTACAGTGTTGGTCATCAGCGGAGCACGGAGAAGCAGGTCATCAGCGGTTGTTCCGAGAGCCTTGATAGTCCAGTTGGTGGCATACTGCCCCAAGCCTTTCACGCCGTTGTCCTTCACGTATGTCTTGAAGCCCTGTTTGGCCATTTGCTCTACCGTTTCTTTGCCAACCACCTTTGTGGCGGCTTTCGTTCCGGCTTTGGAAAGAACATTGATACCTTTGAATCCACCGCCTGTAATGCCAAAGTCAAGCATGAATGCAGGCATGTGGCCGGTCATCATACCGGCTCTGTTCCAAAAGCCGGCGTTCCCGCCATACATCTGCTCCGCCTGTCCTTTGTTGTAGAGTGCGCCCATCATTTCATTGTAGGCTTCACGTTCTCCCTCTGTGGCATTCTCACCTTTCAGGTCATCGGCGTTCATCATGGTCAATGCGTCACGCATATCGCTCATGCCGAAATCCCAAGTGCGGAAATCTCCTGCCACACGACCGAAACCACGCCAAAAGCCAACATCGATGCCTTGCTCACGGTCTTTCTGCTCTTCAAGGTCTTTGATAAGTTCCTCCGTTTGACGAATGGCGACATCCAAGGTACTGTTTTCCTTGTCGCTCATCTGACGAGGAACATAGGTATCTGCTGCAAGTAAGAATCCAAGAGGAGCTGTATTCTTTTTTGTATCTTCTTCCCATTGCTCATGCACTCTCTTGGCACTTGCCTCTCTTTTCTCTTGCAGCTCTGCAAGTTTCAGCATTGCACGGCGCAACTGTCCGTTTACAGACATATCAGCCGCCTGTCGGTATCTGAAACTCTCCATGTCGGCAAGTCCCTTGCTGGTGTATCGGTTGCCGAGAGGGGTAATGTAGGTTTTCTCCAGTTTTCCGCTCTCCGGGTTGAACTGCATTTTCCCCTCTGCGGTCTGTCCGCCGCCCAACGGTGCGTTTTCGTGATACTCACGCATGGTTTCCATACGCTCGTTGAAGCCGTCTATCATTTGCTCCGTGCGGCGTTTCATCTGTCCTATATTTGCACTGAAGCGTATTTTATCCTGTTCCGTCAACGGCATTTCTTCTGCTGAAGGAGTTACAGGAGTTTCAGGTGTAGAGTCCAGGGCAGATTGTTCGGGCTGTTGTTGCTCCGACATGAAAGTCCTGTAGTCTGCCGACTTTACACGATATTTCTTCCCCTCACGCTCCATGATTGTAGAAGCATCGGGAAAGTCTTTCATAAAACTGTCAATGTGTTCATCACGCACATTGTATTTCTTTCCGTTGTATTCAAATATTGGCATAGTTATTTGTTTTTACCGGGTGTATAATCAATCACATCATCATCGCCGCCACCGGGAACATAGTCCACGACCTCATCATTCAGTTCCGAGGTCATGGTGGCAGGGTCAAGTTTGGAGAGGGAAAGCATGATTGCAGAGGCTTTAGGCGATTTGTGCCAATTCTGTTTTACATAGTCCTCTTTCTTCTGTGGTGTATCAAGTTTCTTCATTTGACGGTCAAAAGCCCTTTTCTCTTTCTCATCCTGTGGAGAGAGGTCGGCAAGCATAGCATCATACACCTGCTGCATCGAACCTTTCCAAACATTCTCGTAAATGGCTACTTGGTTTCCGCCGCCGTCAGAAAAACCGAGCTGCTTGCCACGTACACCACGTGCGGCTGTCGCTCTCGCTTTATCACGCTCTACAGCCACATTGTCATTATGTCTCTTTACTTGGAAATTGTAGGAACGGTCTGCCTGACGTTTGTTTTCATCATAGTTTGCTTGCCAACGCCTATCAGCTTCTTTGTCCCGACCTTTCTTGTATTCCTGTTCCGCATCATATCGGTCATCTGTAATCTTCTCTCGCTCGTTGCGATGTTGAATGCCCTCATTGTATCTGTCATCATTCTTTTTGTCAAGACCAAGCTGCCTTTGCCACTTACGTTCACGGTCATCCCTTTCTTCATCAGCGATTCTTGCCCTCATCAGCCCCTCATAATATTCTTTCTCCTTGCCTTCACGTTCTTTCATCAGCTTGTCATATCTCACTTTGGTACGTTCTGACATGGTATTCTTACCGGTATACATATTTGGAGCGTACTGCGTGGTGAAGAACAAGTTAGAGAGTGCCGATATACCATCACCAATGGCTGCGAATATCTGTTCACGTTTCTGCTTCTTCTTTTCTTTAGCAAGTTCCTCGTCCGTTGGCGGTTTATAGGGATTGAGTTTTTTGTACAATTCAGCGTATGAGAGACTGCCACCGTTCACATCGGCTTGTTTGGCCGGAGGTGCAGCGACCGTTTCAGATTGGGAGCCGGTAACGGCAGGAGCCGCAGCTGCTTGTTGTTCCGTCCATTTCTGTGTACCCTTTACCGGGGATGATACGGAAGGAGCGTCTTGCTGCTGTTCGTGCCATTCCTTAGAGCCTTTGAGCGGAGGCGTACCACCTCCGTTTCCTAAAATATCATCCATTGTTGCCATATTGAAATAGTTTAGAAAGGCATTTGACTTACCGCATTAGTTACTCCTTGTACAGCTCCCGATATGGCATTGGCCTTGCCTTGCTCAATGGCGTTAAGCTGTTCCACGAAAGCATTGTCGTTTTGCATATAAGTGGCTTCGATATTGTCCTTACGTGCTTCTGCATCAGCGGCAATCTGTGATGTTGCATCGGCAAGAGCCTTGTTGTTCGCTTCTTTGGCCGCTGCCACACTTTCATCAGTACCGCCCATGACGGCTGCACTACCGGCAGCGGCTTTGTTACGTTGTTTTATACTCTCTTCAGTTTGCGTAAGGATGCGTTGTGCGTCAGCCCGCTGAGTGGCATCCTCGTTGTACCGCCTGTCGTACCAGTCCTGATTCTTTTGCCGTTGAGCCTCAACATTACGTTTTGCTTTCTTCATGGCCTTGGATGCCTTGATTCCACCGAAAATGCTGCCTACTGCACCTATGGCACTTCCTATTAAACCCATAAGACTTTAGTTTTTGATTATTAAAAGTTATACCTTGCGTGCGAAAGTAAGCCGTTATCTTCGCATCATCATTTTATCTTTTTACATACAGATCATTATGGCAATAGGAAAAAAGACCGGAGGGCGGCAAAAAGGTACGCCCAACAAAATAACGGCACTGGCAAAAGGGATGATTGAGAAATGGCTTGAAACGCACAACACTATACCCGAAGGAGATGTGATGCCACTAATAATGCAGGACTTCATGGAACTTGACCCCAAAGACAGGGTGAAAGTGTCGACAGAGTTCATTAAAATCATCATGCCTAAGAATATCAGCATAGACGATGGCGAGGTCAAACTCACCATTGAGGACAAGCTTGCCAAACTTGCCGGAGAAGAAGACGAGGAAGAATAATCTATTACCCTCTACTTTAGATTGTCTTCATGTGTCAAGGGAACCCCAACCCGAAAAGGGGGCGATTTTACTGATTTGCTTTGAAGCGATGTTCGAGAGAATGTCGCTTTTTTCATGTCCAGACCGTAAAATTTCTTCTGAAGAAAAGGGTATTTCTTCGGAAGAAATAGCAATAAATGTACAATTATATCCCATTTCTTCGGATTTCTTCGGAAGAT